GCCCTTATCCCTTGACGCTTTGCCCATCGTGATCTCCAAAATGATCTATCCAATCAGCCAGCGTCACATCACCTTCGGTCATTACATGAATTTGCATCATGCGTTTTCCCGAAGGCACAGATTTCTCATAAAGATATTTATGTATTGTCGCCTGGCAGACACCCAAATCAGCCGCAAAGCGTTTTTGACTGATTCCGTTTGTCACAAGATATTGGCTTAATTTCATGACCCACCACAATATATGTGAATAATATGCGTTTTAGGCATATTACTGGCTCTGAGCGACGTGTCAAGATATGTGTCCTATATTCTTATAACTTGCGTTATTCAAATATTTACTTAAAGTAAATAACTCGCAGTAAAAAAATAGAAAGGGCTGTGCTATGAACGCTAAACAAACAAATACGCCTTTGGGCGACTATCAATGGATTAACCTTGTTAACGCCCCGTCAAAGCGTGGACAGACGAGTTATTCGCAAATCCTGAAACGTGCAATAGCGTCGAAAGGGGTTAATTCACCACCACCAGTGGAGTTTCAAAATGTACCGGAACAATTTACGCGCATTGCGATCAGAGCGTAATGTAACTCAAGTTGAGTTATCAAAAGCGCTAAACATAGGGCAGGCTGAGTACAGCCGGATCGAGGGTGGCAAACGCAAAATATACCCTCACAAAGCCAAAATCTCAGAGTTTCTCAAAATATCAGAGTCGGATATTGTTGAGACTTCAAATGGAAATGAGGTCGACAGGCCTGCATTATCGCCGACGCTAACAGTGTACGGTTTTCCGCTGCCGGACGGTAAAGGCTTCGATTTTACACAACAAATGATGAGCAAAGTTGACCGCCCATCTGGGTGTTCAAATTACAAAGCATATGCTTGTTTCTGCTTTGGTGATCACTTAAAGCCTCAAATAAATAATGGCGACATCGCATTCGTAAATCCAGATTTAGAACCTAGAGAGGGTGGACTGGTTGTGGTGCGGTTTGACGCAAATGGAAAAGAACGAGGTCTGCTCTGTCAATTTTCTGGGACAAAGGCTGGAAAAATAGTCGTGAGTCTTGGCGATGACGAGGAAGTGTTCGACGAGGCGCAATGCGAAATCGAACCTGTTGTCTCAGTTCAGTATGCCCTATAGAAATATTATGCGCATATTATTTGACATCTGATTATGCGCAATGGTAAAAGAGGGGTATGGATTGCCCCTTTTTTGCTAAGTTCCAGATGGATACAAAGTCGCTTGCAGAGCGATTTGGGACAGTTGGTGGCTCTGACATAAACGTCCTGGCATCTGGCGACGCTGAAAAAATTAATAATCTTTATCTGCGCAAGCGTGGCGAGATCGAGTCTGACGATTTGTCGACCGTTTGGCCTGTGCTAATGGGGCATATTACCGAAGAGTTAAATCTTGAGTGGTGCCAGCTTAAAAACAAACTGGAGATAATTAATCGGCAGCTTGTAATTAAGGGCAAAAAGCACCCGATTATGCGCTGCACCCTCGACGGTTCAGTCAACAAATATCGCGGCAAGCAAGCCGTCATAGATGCAAAATACACGATGGGTCGCCCGAAAGCCGATGAGGAGTGGAAGGATGTCGTCCCGCGCCTCTGCAAGCAATACAGCCCACAACTTCATTGGAACGCCTATTTGCTGGAAGAATACACCGGCAAAAAGTGCGCGTATGGCCTGCTGACTATCATTCGGGCAGGCAACGAGCCAACGCTGCACGAAGTCGAAATTGACCCCAATTATCAGGCAGAATTGATCGGGCTTGCGACTTACTTTATGGGCTGTGTTGATTTGGGTGTGCCGCCCCACGAGATCGTGGCGAGCGAGGCACCGGTGCCACATGACGAGACAATCCCTGTTGACATGAGCCAGACGCAGGCAGATCCGCGCTGGAAGCAATGGGCAGAGGTTTGGTCGCAGACCGTCGGGGCAATGGATGCCTGCAAGAAGGCTGAGACAGAAATCAAAAAACTTGTGCCGAAGAATGCCAGCGTTGCGTTTGGTCACGGCATTCAGGTGAAGGTTGCAAAGAATAAATCAAAGCGCATTGAGGTGATGAAATGAGTGAGCTTGCAAAGGCAATGATCCGTTTCCACAAAGCCACTGCTGGTTTTGAGGCGGATAAAAAAGGGAACAGATCGCAATATGCGTCAATTGGCGCTGTGATAAACAATGTCAAAGAGGCCGCAAAATATGGGCTGACATTCTCGCAGCCGGTGGACTTTGACGCGCAACATATATTTGTGCGCACGATTGTGATGCACGAAAGCGGCGAAAAGATTGAGAGCCGATACCCTGTCATTGTGGATGATTTCACCAACAATCAAAAGATCGGCGGCGCGATCACATATGCAAAACGGTATGCGCTGGCATCCATCTTTGGCACAGAAAAAGGCGTTGAGGACAGTGATAATGATGGCGAGGACAACGGCCTTTATAATGACGAGATAAAGCCAGAACAAAGAGGTGGTGTCACTCCATCACCGGTTTCTGGTCAGGGTGACTCCGGCGGCTCCTCCCTGCCTCAAGAGTCACCCGCCTCTTTCGCTCCCAAGATAAAGCGCGTCACAGACCAAGAGTTGACTCCGCAACAAAAGGCGCTGGAGATTTTCATGGATAAGGTGCAAGGCGCTGGGTCACATGAGGCGTCTGTCGAAGTGGTGCGCAATTATGTGTCGAAGGCAAAAACGGTCGAGGGCGTGACGATGCTGTTTAACTGCCTCAAGCCATCAAGCGCGGACATGGTCAAAATATTTTCTGACAAACAACACGAGTTTATGAAAGCCAAATCAGAGGAGATCAAACATGGCTGAACAAGCGAAGGTGAAATATGGGGTCGATGAGTTGACCTTTTCATTAAATGACAATGCCTCAAACAAGACTGAGGACTGGCATTCAGATTGGAATGGGAAGGTCGTGATTAACGGCGTGACCTACTATTTGAATGGATACCGCAAAAACGACCAATGGATCGCCGGTCGATTGAAAGAGGCACCGCAAAAGGACGCCCCTGTCGCGGCAGCGCAGCCATCACAGCCAGCAGCGGCAATGGACGATGAGATCCCTTTCTAGCATCGCAGAACGCCCAGAACACCCCTTGCTCGTTATACCAAACGACGAGGGGTGTCTGATCGTCATCGGCACAAACCAAGCGCAAATGCAAATGACGCAGAAACAAATGTTTGAAAAGGGCATGGAGTTTTTGCGCAGATCGGCATCGGCAAATGGCGAAGCGAAAGAGTGACCAACGTGGTGAAAACTGTGTGCAGTGCGGGGCGCAATGTTTTTACAAAGATGACGGGTGGGTCATCAATGGGAAAAAAGAGTTTTTATGCAGTCTCGTTTGTTTTGATAAACGGTGGCGGCTGCATGACAAAATGGCAAAGGGAGAATTATCGTGGGAAGATTTGTCTGGGTTGAGGACTCTATAACATCCGAAGGGTATGTTAGAAAAATATCGTGGAGTGGTCTACTTGCTCAAAAAATGAAAGTGGGCGAGTCCGCAATGTTTCCAACGAGCAAGAGCGCATATCAGGTGCAATGCTCAATCAGATATTTTCATGGGCGGGGTGCGGCTAAAGTTAAAAAGCACCCATTTTGCGGATGGCGCGTGTGGCGGATAAAATAATCCTTCGGTACGTTATCCACGCGCAAGTTGAAGAGTATCAGCGCAATGGCTGGGAGTTGGTCAGCGACTTATCGTGGTGTCATCATGGGCGGCATGCTACCGTTATGAAAGCACCCGCCCCGCAATCCTCTGAATGTCATCCGAACTCTGCGCCAGCTTCAGATCAGTAACCGTATAATGCTGTTCGGCAATGTTGCTCTTCTTTGAGTGACCCATCCGATACTTTCGGATCGATGCCGGTACGCCGTCCAACTCCATCTGCGTGTGATAAAACTTACGGAAGCCCCCAATGCCTTTGAAGCCTACCTCTGCGTGTTTGCAGAGCGTTTTAAGAAGCCCAGCCCAATGCTTCTGATCCGCCATGACGTTTGTTGCGGATGGGAAAACATAAGTCGGTGAGGGGCATTGAAGGTGCCACTCGCGCATAAGCGCAATCAGGCTAGGCGGCAGTGGTATCGTGCGCACCCGGAACTCTGTCTTGGTCTCTTGCAGCGCCCCGCGATAACCTGTGCGACGGACAGTGACGCTCCCCGATTTGATGTCCAAGCTATCCCAAAGCAACCCCTGCAACTCGTTTGCTGCGAGGCCTGTAAGAGCGGCAAAGCTGAACAGTGCCTTGCTATAGCTTGGCATGTCCAGAGCCAATATGTGGCGAACCTCGTCAGCCGAATAGCCGTCTCGGTTGCCTACCCCACCTTTGATGTTGCGGCGGCTCTCTCTAGCGCAGGGGTTAGAGAACACGATGCCTTTGTCGATAGCATATTTGTAGACCATGTTCAGCGAGTGGATAATGCTGCGCTGAGTCTTTGGCGCTTTGCCATCAAGCATCAGCTTGTCGATGAACATATTGATGTCGCCCACCGTTATTTTATGGATCTGCTTGTCACCAAGCACCGGCAAAACGTGGCGCTTCAAATGGCGCACATCGTTCTCATGGCTTTGAGGCCGGATGCCCTGCGGCTTGCCAACAAACCCTTCACGATACCGCAAGGCGTCCATTGCAACCGATGCTAGGTTTGCTTTGTTTGCGTTGTGGATGCCAGCCGCAAGTTCGTCGCGCAGTTTCATCCAGCGCTTATGCCAAGCGGTCGGCGAGGGTTCGCAGTAGACTCGCTTGCGCTTACCAGCCAGGTCAAAATACCAAATGATGCCTCGCTCTTGATCGGGATAGTTTGGCCGCTTCACAAACGTGGTTTTGAAGTCACCCTCTTTGTCGAGGGTTATCTCCACATCATTTACTCTGATGGTTTCCATTATGCGGCCTCCCGATAACGCTGGGTGACCGTTTCCATATTGATCGGAACCGCCACGATCCAATCCAACTCCCAATGCTCTTTGTTATCACCTTCGATGGTGTAACAGTGTTCGTCATTCAAATATCTGGTAAATGGGTGGATCTCCGCAAAGGCCTTGTAAGCCATCAGCCCTTCT